TTAGGTATTGGAATGCCCAGTACATGCAAAAACCTGTGTCAGAAGAGGGCGCTTTAATCAAAAGAGAGTGGTGGAACATATGGGAAGGTGAAAATCCGCCTCAATGTGAGTTTATTATTATGTCATTAGATGCAGCTCAGGAGGCAAATAACCGTGCGGACTACAATGCGCTCACGACGTGGGGAGTCTTCTTTAATGAGGAGGTTAGCAATTATAACATTATCCTACTCAACTCCATTAAAAAGAGGTTGGAATTTCCAGAACTCAAGAAGCTTGTACTTGAAGAGTACAAAGAATGGCAGCCAGATGCGTTTATGGTCGAGAAAAAGTCTAATGGTGCGGCGTTGTACCAAGAGCTTAGACGCATGGGCATCCCAGTTGGGGAGTTCACACCGGGCAAGGGGCAAGATAAAATCGCTCGTGTTAATGCTATATCAGATCTGTTTTCGGGTGGGGTCGTCTGGGCACCGGAGCACAGGTGGGCAAAAGATTTAATAGAAGAATGTAATGATTTTCCTAGCGGTACCAACGACGATCTGGTAGACTCTACTACATTAGCTCTGTTAAGATTTAGACAGGGCGGATTCATTCGTTTACCGAATGACGAACCAGAAGATGATTTCTTGTACAAGTACCGCAAAAAAGCGGCGTACTATTAAGGATAGATTATGGCAATAGATAAAGCAATAGGACAAGCCCCATTAGGTATAGACCAAATTATGGAAGATGGGGGTGATGAGCCCGCTTTAGAGATTGCAATTGAAGACCCAGAAGCCGTAGAAATCGGCGTAGACGGTGAGCCTATATTAAGAATAGAAAAAGGCGACGAAGACGAAGAAGGTTTTAATGATAATCTTGCTGAGTATATAGATGAAAATACCCTACAGATATTAGCTGCTGAACTAGTAGAAGACTTTACAACTGACGTTGGTGCTCGTAAAGATTGGATACAGACATATGTAGATGGCTTAGAACTATTAGGGCTGAAGATTGAAGAGAGAAGTGAGCCGTGGGAAGGCGCTTGTGGCGTGTACCACCCGATGCTTGCAGAAGCTGTTGTTAAGTTCCAAGCAGAAACAATGATGGCGACATTCCCAGCAATGGGACCTGTTAAGACAGAAATCATCGGTAAAGAAACTCAAGAGAAAAAAGACGCTGCCCAGCGTGTACAGGCTGATATGAACTATCAGTTAACAGATGTGATGGTAGAGTTCCGACCTGAGCATGAGAGAATGTTATGGGGATTAGCTCTAGCTGGTAATGCCTTCAAGAAAGTTTATGAAGATCCTAATCTTGGACGACAAGTATCTATGTACGTACCGGCTGAAGATGTAGTTGTCCCCTATGGAGCTTCTAGCTTAGAGTCAGCTGAAAGAGTTACGCATGTGATGCGTAAGACAGAAAATGAGATTAACCGCCTCATGCATGAGGGGTTCTATAAAGAGATTGATTTAGGTGATCCAGTCAATACGATGGATGAAGTAGAAAAGAAAATTGCTGAGAAGTTAGGCTTTAGAGCTACAGCAGATGATAGATATAAGTTACTCGAGATGCACGTAGAGCTTGACCTTAAAGGATATGAGCACACAGACGACGATGGTGAAGAAACAGGCATTGCTCTACCATATGTAGTAACTATTGAGAAAGGAACTAACAATGTTCTCTCTATCCGTAGAAATTGGAAAGAAGATGATAAAACTTATCAAAAACGTCAGCACTTTGTGCATTACCCGTATATTCCGGGATTTGGATTCTATGCTTTTGGTCTTATTCATCTTATCGGCTCTTTTGCCAAGTCTGGCACTTCTCTTATTCGTCAATTGGTCGACGCTGGGACATTGTCCAACCTCCCCGGAGGTTTTAAAACACGCGGTCTGCGTGTTAAAGGAGACGACACACCGATAGCTCCAGGTGAGTTTAGAGACGTTGATGTACCTAGTGGGTCAATGAAAGATAACATCATGACCCTCCCATATAAAGAGCCAAGTCAAGTTTTAATGGCACTTTTAGGTCAAATTATTGATGAAGGTCGCCGTTTTGCTGGCTCTACAGATATGCAGGTATCTGATATGGGTGCGCAAGGAGCTCCAGTCGGTACAACACTAGCAGTGTTGGAACGTACATTAAAAACAATGAGTGCGATACAAGCTCGCATTTATTATGCTATGAAGCAAGAGTTTAAACTCTTAAAAGAAATTATTGCCGAGAATTGTCCAGCAGAGTATCCATACGAGCCAGAAGAAGGCTCTCGTCATGCGATGCAGTCAGACTATGACACTGTATATATTATTCCGGTAGCCGATCCCAACGCAGCAACTATGGCGCAAAAGGTTGTACAGTATCAAGCAGCTCTACAACTCGCTCAGACCGCACCGCAGCTCTATGATCTACCTGTACTACATCGTCAGATGTTGGATGTGTTGGGAATCAAAAACTATCAGAAACTTGTGCCACTAGCAAACGACATGAAACCTCGTGACCCAGTTTCTGAGAATCAGTATATATTGACGCAAAAACCTGTCAAAGCTTTTATTGGTCAAGATCATCAAGCTCATATTACAGTTCACATGTCTATGGCGCAAGACCCGCATATTCAGCAATTAGTTAGCCAAAACCCACAATTAGCTCAAGCAATGTCAGCGGCATTAAGCGCACACGTAGCAGAACATTTAGGTATGGAGTATCGCAAACAGATTGAAAAAACTATGGGGACAACATTACCTCCATTTATTGAATCTGATGATCAAGATGAAAGAGAAATGTCTCCAGAAATGGAAGTACAAATTTCACAGATGGCAGCCCAAGCTGCACAACAGCTCTTGCAACAACACCAGCAAGAAGCACAACAACAGAAAAATCAACAGGCTCAGCAAGATCCGTTGATACAGATTCAACAACAAGAAGTACAAATTAAACAGCAAGATTTACAACGTAAAGTTCAAAAAGATCAAACTGATGCCACACTCAAAGCTCAGCAACAACAGATTGAACGTGAAAGAATTGCTGCACAGCAAAATACAGCTGGGGCTCAAGCCGCTATTAAAATGTATAGCGAGGAGCAAGCTCATAATAGAAACCAGCACATAGAAGGATCAAAAGCAGGAGTTGATTTGGCAAAACATGATCGACAACTTGCACACCAAGAAAAACTTGCGCAGATGCAAGCTAATTTAACTGCTAGACAGCAGACAAACAAACCTAAATCTAAGGAAGATTAATGGACAAAAATCTAAGTTACCTTCTAGAGCAATACAGAGAACGTATGGAGTATTTGAGCGCAGCTTTGGCTCAAGGAAATATACCGACAATAGAAGAGTATAGATACGTGTGTGGTCAGCTACGAGGTCTCGAAGCCGCATGCGCAATTATTGTAGACCTTCAAAAAAGATTGGAACATTCAGATGACTGAAACATTAGATGTAAACAAAGCTATTGACCTATCGGCAATACTACACAAGCGGGAAGAAGAAAGAGCTAAACAGCTTCCTAAACCTGCGGGGTATCACATCCTGTGCGCGATTCCAGAAATGGATGAGACGTACGACAACGGACTTATCAAAGCAGATGAGACTATCAGAATGGAAGAAACATTAACAACAGTATTATTTGTTGTTGATTTAGGTCCAGACTGCTACTTAGATAAGGACAAATTTCCGACTGGACCGTGGTGTAAAAAAGGCGATTTTGTATTAGTTCGCCCCCATGCTGGTTCAAGATTGGTAATTCATGGACGTGAATTCCGTTTAATTAATGATGATTCTGTCGAGGGCATAGTTGATGACCCACGCGGTATCCGTCGTAAATAGGAGGTTATATGGCAAATTTCGAAAAAGAAGAATTCAAATTTCCAGATGAAATAGAGGCAGAAGAGAAGATTACGGTAGAAACTGAAGAAGATGAAGATATAAACATCGAAGTAGCAGATGATACACCTTTAGAAGACCGTAATATTGATCCTTTACCATCTGATATTAAAGAAGAACTTGAGACTGTAGATAAGTCAAAAGAGTATTCTAAAAACGTAAAAGAGAAGTTTACTCAGTATAAAAAGGCTTGGCATGAGGAGCGTAGGGCTAAAGAAGCGGCTTTTCGTGAGCAGCAAGAAGCTTTAAATGTAGCTCAAAGAATCCTTGACGAAAACAAACGTCTTAAAGATATGTTGCATTCAGGAGAAAAAGAACTTATTAGTACGTATCAGACTTCCGCTGAAATGGAAGTTAGTAAAGCTGAGCGTAATTATAAAGAAGCTTATGATTCTGGAGATTCAGATAAGTTGCTAGAGGCTCAAAAAGAGCTTATGCGGGCGGAAATGAAGTTAGATAAAGCAAAAAACTTCAGACCTACTGTACAAATTAATGAAAATGATGTAAAAATAGATGTAAATAGACAACAAGCGTCGCAACAAGCGCCAATGTCTGATAAAGTAGCAGAATGGGTATCCAGAAACAAATGGTTCGTTGATCCTAGAAAAGTAGGTATGCGGAAGTTTGCAGAGGGTGTTCACGAAGAGTTAGAAATGACTTACGGTAAAGGTTATATTGGTACTGACAAATATTTTGAAAGTATTGATAATGAAGTAAAACGTCGGTTTCCAGAAGAATTCGACGACACAGAAACCAAAAACGAAGAGGAAGAAAAACCTCAACGTACAAAGAGTAGCACGGTAGTAGCTCCGGCGAAGCGTAGTACATCTTCAAAGAGAATTGTGCTAAGTAAAACCCAAGTAGCGTTAGCTAAAAAACTTGGTTTAACCCCTGAGCAGTATGCCCGTGAACAAATGAAATTGGAGGCCTAAGATGACCACAAACAGATTACAAAGAGAATTAGAAAGTCGTACCCAGCAGGAACGCCCTAAGCAGTGGCAGCCACCTGAGCTTCTCCCTGAACCGGATAAGCAACCTGGATATGCTTACAGATGGATTCGTGTTTCAATGTTAAACAACGCAGACCCCCGTAATATCTCTGTTAAGCTCAGAGAAGGTTGGGAGCCTGTTAATATTGAAGAACAGCCAAAATTTAGACTGCTAGTCAGTGGAGAAGGTAAATTTAAAGACCATATCGAAATTGGCGGGTTATTACTCTGCAAGACTCCTGTTGAGTTTATTGAGCAACGTACGAAATATTACGATGATCAAACAAGAGCTCAAGAAGAGGCGGTAGATAATAATTTAATGCGTCAGAGTGATGTTCGGATGCCTATCTTCAAAGAAGGTACGTCTTCGACAACCTTTGGCAAAGGAAGTTAAACTTTTTAATTGGAGATTTTTATGGCTGCATATCCTGCTGTATCAGCCCCATACGGGCTAAAACCCATAAATCTTATCGGTGGACAAGTGTTTGCTGGATCGACTCGCAATTTTCCGATTCAGTATAACTATGGCACTGCTATTTTTTATGGCGATTCTGTAACATTAACTAACGGTTATGCTACTTTAGTTAACACTTCATCTAACGCAATCAGCTCTACTTATACAGTAGTTGGTGTGTTTTTGGGATGTTACTATACTAACCCTACTACTAAACAACGTCAGTTTGCACAATATTATCCGGGCAACGTATTAGCCGGTGATATTACTGCGATTGTTGCTGATGATCCAGATGTTCTCATGCAAGTTGCGGCTACAACCTCAGCTGGCGGAAC